GCAGGTGCCAGGTCTTCCGTCTTTCAGCGCATCCAGTCTTGTGCTGATCGGGCAGCGGAAACGCTGCCGGGAACTTCGACTAGTCGGTGGATTACGACGCCAGACTCGAGGAGACCCAAAAACGATTACTGCTGTTCGTAACAGCAGCGCTTTGGACAAGCGACACATGTAACCACTCAACAATCACAACTCATTGATCAAACCCTCTTTTAGACACTATGGACTCCAATGATCGGTTCTTCGATCTCGATGAGCATGGGTCGAACGCATCTAACGTGCGAGAGTTTGTCGAGCGAAGTGCTGAGACTGACGGTGGTGACCCCACCGCTGATTTCCTCAATCGGACTTTTGAGGAGATCCGGCTTAGGCGGCGAGCAGAGATTGAACAGATCATTCTTACGGGGATCACCATCTCAGGCCACCCGTTGACGCTGAAGGAGTGGAACGAGCCGCTGCGCCTCGCTGCGCTGCGGAGGAACGTTCCTCTCATGACCTTCTGTCGGGAGCTGTCAGTTCAAATGGCAGCTGCTCTGAACCTCTACCGGGACGCTTTAACGTTCTGGGGATGTGAAGCAGAGACTCAACTGAAGTACCGCCAGGGTTCTGGTGGGAAGAAGCAATGAGTACACCGATGGTTTGGTTGGTCGTCGGAGTGAGCGCCGCACTCTTCTGGGTGTGGGTTTGCTCCGTCGTGCGGCACGTGGCAGTGGCGGCTGCGCGCACCCTTCTACAAGTATGGTGCGCTGTGGTTGGCCAGCGTGTGCTGCTGGGCATCTTTCTCGTAGCAGGCTTTCTGTCTTGGATAGCTTGGTGCGTGAAAGCTGGGGAGCCCATTACCAAGTGGTTGGCTGAAGCGTTGTTGTTCTGGTTTGACCGGACTGTTGGTCAGTACCAATACATCAAGCGGCGGCGCAACATGATGGAGGTTGTCGTTTCATACTCGCAGAATGCAGTAGATGCGGGTGAGATGGATGGCCAGTTGGATTTTGTCCAAGAGGAGACAGGCCCGAAACAGGTGCTGACTCTGGAGTTTGACATGAACCGCAGAAGTGGTGACCCGCGGCGGCGGTGTCGAGCGGTTCGTCTCTGCGCTTTGCTCGTGCGCGGAGGTTTGCGCGCCAACCCCAAGCGGCGCTCAGATGCACAGATACTGGTGGCTGAGGAATGGCTCGGCAGACAGTTAGAGCAGATGTATGACGGATCGATGCGGCACACGGACATTGCGTGGATCGTGCCGGTGTCAGTCGACTTGGCTTATTCAGAGAGCTCTTTGGAAGTCGACTTGGCACAAATCCGCCGGACACGGGCCCTGCATGAGATGCGGGAACGAGTCGCGGGAGGGTCACTCTTGGTTAGGATTGCGTTGCGCATCCTAAGCATGAGTGAGGCCTTGCATCCATCAGCGTAGGTCAGCCTATCCGTTGTGCCTGGGGTGCAAGCCAGGACGAACTTGTCGCACCCCAAGGTGGTGGCACAGAGGATGGGCGGGCTCACGAAGCCCCGCATGGTTTATCGAATTCTGGGAGTCGATCACATGTGGGCAGTTCACAGCAATGACCTCGAGACCTTGCGACGTGGAATCCTAACTAGGATCATGTACGTGAAGGGGCCGGAAGGGAGGTGGGTACCTCCACCCGAGCCCAGGCCTGGGGTCTTTCGGAGATTGAGGGGAGTCGCAAGGCGGCTGTCTCGTGAAGTGGAAGCACCGACCCCCATGACTAGTGAGGAGTTCTTGTCTCACTATCATGGGCGCAAACTAACCATTTACGAACAAGCAGTGCAATCGATTCTTATGGAGCCTGTCACACAACGTGACGCGCGCGCAGGTACATTTATCAAATGGGAGCGGCTTAACTTCCTCCTGAAGCGCGATCCTGACCCCCGTGTTATCAATCCCCGGAAGCCAAGGTATAACGTTGCTGTTGGACGGTATCTCAAAAACCTTGAAGCACCCATTTACCAAGCGATCGACCGATTATTCTTTAGGTTCGGGTGCACCTCAAGAACGGTCGCGAAGGGTCGGAATTTCGAACAGCGTGCGTGGCTCTTGCGCTGCAAGTGGAATAAGTTTTCCCATCCCGTTGCTCTAGACTTAGACTGTAGTAGATTTGACCAGCATGTTCGCCGACAGGCGTTACAGCTGGAGCACGGTGTCTACAACAGGATTCGTCGCAGCCCAGAGTTCAGGAGGTTCCTCGCCTACCAGTTGAAAAATCGGGGGGTGGGTCGAGCACCTGACGGTAGAGTGAAGTGGGAAGTTGATGGAATGAGGGCATCAGGTGACATGAATACAGCTGTTGGTAATGTCATCTTGGTTTGTCTTCCACTGCTTGAGCTATTGGAAACGTCTGGAATTACCTTCGAGGTGGCGGATGATGGTGATGATTGTGTTATATTTTGTGAGAAGAAGGATGCTGTCCGGCTATCGGCGCTCTTAGTTGACTGTTTTGCGGGAATGGGCCACGAGCTCAAGATATCGGAACCGGTTGAGGTCTTTGAGCAGATTAAGTTCTGCCAAACACAGCCAGTTTACGATGGCTCGAAGTGGACCATGGTCCGCGACCCTCATACGGCGATCGCTAAGGACTTGACAACCACTCACGACCTCCGGGACTTGGAAACGTACCGGTGGTATGTAGGCACAATTGGGGAAGCCGGCCAGCACTTGGCGGGCGGCATCCCGATCTGGGACGCCTTTTACAGGCGCCTGCACCATTTGGGGGGAGGAGCTGGGTCCATCCATACCGATGATCATCGGATGGAGAGCGGTTTCATGATAAACGCTCGTAAACAGGATCGAACCGGCACCCCGATCTCCACCGAGGCCCGAGTCTCCTTCTGGCGTGCATTCGGTATACAGCCGTGTCACCAGGAGGCCTACGAGGCCGAGTTTGCGAGCATGTTTGAGCACG